ATTGGGCTGCCTTAGAAAGACGAGTAGACAAATGGGGTTACTTCCCGTCTAGCGGAAAGGTTTTATTTTTTCAGAGTTATTTTGAGTTTTGGAATGCCTGCTTAGGCTGTAAGGATTTGGGCTGATGCATCCACAAGGCCTGCACGATCATTAGTAAAATTGTATGAACGTACAACCTGGTAGTTACAATCGGAAGCCAATGGTTGGCCTGCCGTAGTGTCGATTTCAGTATTAGGTCCACCGTATTGGACAATCATAACGCCCTTAGCGCGCTTATCCCAACAAATTTGTGAAATCTGCATAAAGCCATCGAACATAGTATTCCTATTCTGACTGAGATTGATGTCTGTAATTTGACCTGGAGAAAGATGGATAACAACTTTCTTATAGATCTTAACGAATTGTAGAAGAGCAATATTCTGAAACGGAGTAGCTCCAAACGTAGTATCATCAAGAGAGCCTGCTGTAGAGAGGTTTGCCGGGGCGGCCGCAAAACCAGAATTGATCAAGCCATCCAAGTTAGAGACTGCGCCTAGTCCACCAATAGAATTTGAACCGTTGAGTCGTTTACGACCAACCCAATAGTAAAGTTCTAGATAACAATCATTAGTGGCTGAAACGTTCTTAATAGAAAGCTCCATTCCTGCATGTGTAAAATAGTATTTTGTAACTGAAGTAGCGCTGTCACCAGCTCCAGTGCCAACAATACGCGAAATATCACGATTGCCTGCTCCTATACCCTCTAACGAGTACAAGAAACATTTGCCTCCAAACATAGCCTGAGCATTAGGTTCTGAGGTGATTCGAAAATTCTCTCTAAAGACGACCTGCTGAGGTTCCTTATCTTCCTGAATGCCCTTACGGACACGACTTACAAACCGAAGTTTACGACGCAAACGCCGCCTTCCTCGACGATTAAGGCGCTTACGACGATACACAGTACGAGCATCAAACTGATTAGTAACAACACTGCCACCAGTATTGCCAGATTCTCCCGAAGCAAACCGACGGATTCGTTTAGCAACGCCTTCAACCGCTGCTGCTGCAAGCCGGCCTGCTCCATAAGCTGCAGCCGGACCCCAGTGTGAACTGTATGACCGCTTAGTCCCGCGGACCATTCTTGAATTCCTTAAATGTCTTAAACCTGCTTGACCGTGTCTACCTGACCAATAGCGAGTATGTGCTGCTGCTTCAGATGGTGTCAACCAACGCGATGGCGGGGGTGGTGGAATGAACTCCATTGTTCTGCTTAATTGCAATTAGCCTTTTATAGCAATTTATAATTAATTTAATTAGTGTTTTCCCGCCAAAAGTGTGCATAAAGTGACCGGGTAATACTAGTCCCGGTCACTTCACTCCGCAATGCAACGGCGAGCGTGGTTATTCACTCTTAACAACCCAGAAGATGTCCCAAAGCCTAACGAATGGCCAGACTGCACCTATGCAGTATACCAACTTGAACGTGGCGTATCCGGGACGCTACATTACCAAGGTTATTGCGAATTCTCCAAGCGGAAGCGACTTACTCAAGTGCGTCAGCTCCTCGGACGAGCTCATTGGGAGTCCAGAAGAGGGAGCCAAGAAGAGGCCATTGCCTACTGTACCAAACAGGAAACGCGTGAAGCGGATCCTCTCATTTGGGGAGAGCCAAGCAAAAGCGAGCAAGGTGTGCGCAAGGATTTGGATGAAATTCGTCTTAGGATTGAACGGGGATCTCCAGAAAAAAGAATTGCTGAGGACTCTTTTGGAAATTGGTGTCGATATTACCGAAGCTTCCGTGATTACAGACGCATGTGCTCCATTCAAAGAACCTGGAAGTCTGAAGTCATTGTCTGCTATGGCCCTCCAGGAACTGGCAAATCGAAATACGCCATGTCTATTTCAGATGTATCTAAACAGTACTGGAAACAACGAAGTATTTGGTGGGATGGATACGAAGGACAAGATGACGTCATCATCGACGACTTCTACGCATGGTTACCCTTCGACCTCCTCTTAAGATTATGTGATAGATATCCACTTATGGTGGAGACCAAGGGGGGCCAAGCAAACTTCACTGCGAAACGTATTCTCATTACGTCTAATACCCTACCTAAGGACTGGTACAAAGACAACTTTAATTGGGCTGCCTTAGAAAGACGAGTAGACAAATGGGGTTACTTCCCGTCTAGCGGAAAGGTTTTATTTTTTCAGAGTTATTTTGAGTTTTGGAATGCCTGCTTAGGCTGTAAGGATTTGGG